TCGACTTCGAGTTTAACCTGTGTGTCGCCTTTACTGGCACCGATATATCTCTTGCTTTTTCCGACAAAAACGTCGGCGTTTCCTATGTCATATTCCTGTTTGATGTTCTTTGTTGACATTACATATCACCTCTTTCAATGTATTTTGTTTTTAATTTCGCTGTTTTAGTGAAAAAACGCTCATTACCTTTTGTAGACATCATCAGTTCGACATCACCGGTCTCTTCCAGCCTAAATTGTTGGGCAAATATCGGATCATCCGGTGGTGAAAAACTTTTCTTTTGCAATGCGTTGACCACTACCCCCAGTTTTTCATCTATTCCTTGTCCGGTCAGAGAAGAAAAAGTCAAATCCATTTCTGCCGTTCCGGCTGTTCCAAGGTCTGGAGATATGACCAGCTCAATATAGATCCTGTCATCCTGAATCGGTTCAAATTGTCCTGAAAGATTCACTTCTGTTTCCAGTTCCGTTTCAATAAACTCTTTAATGACCCTCTTTAAAGTTGTTGAGGCATCCATTATTGTCCACCTCCATCTAAATAGATGAGGGAATATTCTTTGGTCTTGGAGACTTTTAAAACAATAAACTTTTCCAAATTAATGATCAGCCGGTCTCCTTCCTGAATCTGGGTATCCAAAGCTGAAAAGAAGGTAATGTTTTCTCGCTTCACCAGATTACCCGTCTTTGATTCAACCCCCCAAGCATCTGAAGGCTTTTTCATCAATATCTTTTCAGTTTTTAAAAATCCATAATTCCCTTTCAGATATCCCATAGCATCCTCATTTGTCACCTTCCGGTACACTTCCGCCATTACGCCATATCTTTCAACCATGCTTTTGACAGACATCATTTACTCATCTCTTTTTCAATTTCTTTTTTTATGACCGCTTCAAACACACTCTGGGTGGCTTTTTCTTTCAAGGCATCTGTAAGGAATGGCCTGCCTTTGGTACCCTTTTTGCCAATGTTCCTGACGATGGCTCTGGTTATTAAAAACTGTGCTGGTTCTTCTTTAACACCAAGTTTTCTGCTCACCCATTCTCTTATAGGCTTATAAGGTGGGTAATGAGGACGCGTTCCTTCGTGAACGAAAACACCGTGCGGTTCGGTTACCATGATTTTGTAATGAGCGAATGCCACTTTAACTTGTTGAATTGATTTTGCAAGGTCACCCCGGTCTTGGATAATGTGTTTATATTTTCTTTTTTGCATGATGTTTCTCTTGGCCTGTGAACTGACACTTGTTGCAATTTTCCCGATGGCTCTATGCAAAAACTTTCCTTCCGACATTGCCTTTAATGCCGGTGTTAATTCATCCTTCATAGAACGCCTCCATTCACTGTGTACTTTCCGCTAATGGTGGAGAAATAGGTATTAATGAGCCGGTCAACTTCATTCACGCCATAAAAGGCTGTTTGTGGTTGAGAAATCTTATAGGAATAACCCTCAAAGGTTTCTGAAACCATTTCGCCTTCTTTTTTCGATTCAGGATAGAGTTCATAAAAACATATTTTGACACAAATTCTGTTCAGCAAATGTGCCCGTGGTTTTTCTGCAATCTCGACTTTGACAATTCCGCTCAATAAAAGGGAAGCAAAATCAAGTTCCTGTTGTATTTCGGTTGTTTCGTGATCGTCTTCGGGGTAATAGTATTGATAATCACTAATGCTTGCAAAACTCATTCAAATACCCCCTTCAAAAAGAAAGGAAGGCCTTAAGCCTCCCTTATACTTTCTTCAACCATTTCTCAAATTTCTTATAGTCATTAGGTTCAAAGAAAACCTTATCGCCTCTGTTAAACTTCCTACCCTTATAAGTGAGGGTTGCGAAACCGGTTATCTCAGCTTTAATTTCATCTGATGGCTTCATCTGCTTTGAAACCGGTTTGGATTCTTTGACCTCGTCCTTTTCCTTTTCAATCTGTTCCGCCATCTTTGGCTTCCAATGCTTCTTTTCCTCTTTCTTTTCGTTTTTCTCGCTCATCAAGCATCACTCCCTTAAGTTCCTGAGCTTTCTTCCCAAGTCATGAGAACAGCCGCGTCATAATTTGCAACCTGTACACCCGTGAAGGATGTGGTTGTGTATTCGTCTTGTCTCTTCCTGGCATTTCTCGCATACTCCGTCTTGATATTTTCAGTAAAAATACCAAATGCCAAGTTGGAAGGAGATGTCAGCAAAGCCGTATTGGATGGCATCGAGGATACCCCTTTGAGTTGTCTTCCCATAAACGTAATGGGATTCTTGTTGTTTAGCAAAGCATTGTCTCCCATCGTGGAAACCCTTCCGGTGAGTTCATACACATAATCCTCAATGACTTCAAAAGGCACGAAATAAATCAAGTCTCCGCCTTTCTTCCATTTTTCCGGCATTGCCTTCAAAGCCGTCTTAAGTAGTCCCTTATAACCATTATCTGGATTGAATGTTTCTTCAACCATGTGTTTACCGGGATTTTCTTTAATCAGCTTGAGCCAGCCGTTATAAACATTGATAAATTCCAATTCCTCATCCGTTATGTTGAGATAATCGGCTGCTGAGGCGTTTGTGTTTTGTACATCTTCATTCCCGTTGATTGCCAAATCCTGCAAATCGTTGGAATACTGCTGGGCAATCAGTCTCATGATATGATCAGCGGCCTTATTCCCTTCGACGTTTTCAACCTTGAACTGATCTGTGATGTCTGTTGCGAGGACGGTTTCGATCAGATCAATTTCGTTGTGACCCGTGGTAATGGATGAATAATTCGTTGGTGCTGTACCCTCAACGCCCTTTCTGAGCATCCTTCTTGCCACACCGATATCATAAGCAATACCATGAAGCTGTTTCATTCTTTTGAACTGGATCATGTCAAAGATTTCAGTTTCCTTGAGCATGTAGTCAATAAACACCTTCGCTTGTTCTGAACTCAGTTTCCCCGATGTTACAATATCAGTCGTTGAAATTGCATCCTTAACGATTTCTATGTTGTTTTTAGGCATCATCATCACCCCTTAAACGTGAACTACGTTCGAGAAGACTGACTTCTCTTCGTCTGTGTTTTCGTTGGAAGGTGTGTTATCACCCTTACTGATAATCGCATTGGTCATCGTTCCAAAAGCAACCGTTAAGTCCTTAATGCTTTTCTCAAGTTCGGAAACTTTCTTGTCGTTTTCCACCACTTTTTCCTGCGTCTGTGTCTGAGTTGTCTGTGTTTCCGCCTGCTTTTGAACATATGCCTTTTCGATCTTGTCAAGGCTTTCATCCATCTTCTTGGCCATGCCGTCAATCTTTACGGATAAAGACTTTTCAATGGCCTTCGTCTTTTCATCAATCATCGTTGAAACGATTTCTTTTACCTTCTTTTCGTCCATGTCATCTTCACTCTCCTTATTATTGTTTTTTTCCATACCCAGTGCCTTCTTTAAAAAACTAAAGAATTTGTTGAACTCCTTGTCTTCCATTTCAAAATGTGCGTTTCCAGCCATGCTCAGTCCAGTTATCTCACCTTTTTTAATCTCTTCCCAAGTGTTTTCATCAATGACTTTGATGCCGACTGCCCAAGCTCCTGCATCATCGGGAAACAGATTGTCTTTTTCCTTCACAATCCAAGACTCTGCCACATATCCGTACTCAGGATGATAATCATGTTGTTTATCCACCGAATAACCGGCACGCCCATCGACCATGAATCTGTGGGCTGCTTTTTCAATTTCCTCTGCATTTGCATAGTCTCCATCCGTATCCACTTCATCTGGAGAATAAACAATTCCATAAACCATCCGTTTTTCCTCATCTGTCTTGACTATCCTGATCTCTTTGATTTTTTCTTTCATGGAATCATCCTCTTTTCCATTTTTATCCGTTTTCCAAATAATTGTTTTTCTGTTTGCTCCCTTGGATACAAGGGAGATAAAGGAAACAGAAATATCCTTAAGCTTTCTTGTGTTCATTTGACACCTCCTTTCAAAGAATACTCCGGGGAAAATAGTCAAATCATTTTTTTTCTGTAGAATAAACCTTCTTCTCCTCATCCCAGAAGACTTTGAGTTTCCCGTCTCTGATTTCAGGGAGATGGTACCACCATTTTTCCTTTGGTTGTTTTTTGTCGAGATGAGAATATCTAAACATCTCGCAGGCTGTATCGAGATCATTCAATAGAATTTCGTCTATTTCCTTTAACATCATTTTATCAGCATCGGAGCAGGATGAGAAATTGTTATAAACATCATCTCTGTAATAAGTTACCGTTACAGCATCTTCAGGAGGGAAAATCCTACCATCCGGTTCTGTCCAGTTATCCCAATTGTTTTTATCCATATCGCAGACCACATTAATTTTGTACACTTCAATCATTTCCCGTATAGTCATCTTCTCTGAACCCTTCCTTCTCTTCAGGATTTTCAGGACTTTCGCTTTTTTTAAGAGGTAGTAAAACTCCTTATCCTTTACCAAATCATCATAAAATCTGCTGCTTGGAAACACAGTAGCTATTTGTTGGCCTTTAACATTGACAACTGCCGTAAACAGCTTATTATTATGACGTAAAACAGATATCAATTGAGGAAAACCCCTATCTGCTGATATTATACCCCATACTTCGCCTTTAAACAGTATATCTTCTGCAAATTGTTGATAATCATCCACATCGCTCAGTTCAATTCCAGCTGATTTAAAAGCTTTTTTATGTTTCTTAAAATGATCCAACAATGCCTCATTCTTCCAAGAACTTTTTTTTATGAAGCTCTTGAATTCTCTATCATACACTTTCTCTTTCCGTGCGATTTTAACCATCATTCGGGCTGCTTCAATAGACCCAACATTCCAGTTTACTTTACCTGAATCCGTTGCAAGTAACATATTGTCAGCAAACTCTTTCGCATAAGACTCATCATCCAACATCCGCTGAGATTCTTCCTCAATTGTATAGTCCCTGTCGAGGACATTACACCGGCAATTATAATGGAAGGGAGGCAATGAAAATGACAATGGGAGATCTCCCGTGGCCTTTGACGTTTCAGAAACGTTCTTCACCCACGGCAATTGGCTCTTGACATCTTCAGGTGTTTCAAGTGAATTGAATTGATCCACAAACCTCTTGGCTGTAGCTGTTTCGAAAACTCTTCCGTGCATGGAACGACAGATATCACACGTTCTGCCGTCTTCAGTAGCAATAATCTCATAGGCTTCGATTTGAGTTTCGATAAAGCCATTCACCGTAGCATTCATTCGAGCTCTTGAGATAGTGTTTCTGGAAAGCCCCTCGAAATATTCCTTTGGTGTCATGTTGCCCGGAACCTTTGGCCACTCACCATCTTCAAGGACTTCTCCATAAAAATAGCTTTGCAGAACCTCTCCCAATTCCTTTGTGGATAATTCCTTTTCAAGTCCTTGTCTGAGTAGCTCCGACATCTTTTCTCCTGGGTACCGATCATAGTAGTTTTTCATCCACCAGTTCGTGTGGGTTCTCAGATATTCTATGGCTTCGTAGTCAATCTCTCTGAGAGAGGAAGAAAGAAACTTTTCTGCTTTTTCTATTCCTTTTTTAAAGCGTCTTAAAAACGCTTTTTTTGTCGCCTTAAAGGTTTCTCTGATTATTTTGATAACACTTTCTTCTGCTTCTAAGGCAAATTCATTGCTTAACTTGTTCTTGAATAATTCAGCGATTGCTTTTGGGTCTCTCAAATCATCCTTGACCATTTCGCTTCTGGCCTCAACCACGTTCCGTTTCCAACAATCCCAGATAGTCGCATACAACTCAACACTCAGATGTTCATAGATGGGACTGTACCCTTTTTCAACTTCGATCAGATACTTAATTTCATCCGTGAGAACCGTGCTCATTTTGCCTCAACCCCCGGAGGATATCGGTTAGTGTATCCTTTAAATCATCTGCCTTATCCTTTTTTTCCAAACCCGTATTGAATCCCAACATGGCTATTGGAAGGTTTGCCCATTCTTCTTCGTATCTCTCTGTTTTGATTTCAGGAACCATTATATTTAAAACACTTTGTATTTGATTGACAGTCATCTGGCTCACAAAAGGTTGTAAAGACCCACTGATCTCTGTACGATCTTTTACATCATTGTCTTCAAATTCAAACCACCAACACTTAATATTCATTTCTTCAAGAATATAATCAATAACTTCTTCAATTTCCCTTCTTAAAGGTCTGAAAACACTTTTCTCAGTAACTCTTTCAGACTCTAAGGCAGTTGCCCGTGTATAATCGTCCGTTTCGCCCGTATATATGGGCGGCAGCTGGAAAGATGATCTGATTTTTTTCCGGTTTTTCTCATCGTATTCAACAAAGAGTGCATCTTGTTGCATCAGATGAGCTAACGGCTCAAACCTCACCTTAACCTGCTTCTTTTTTTCGTCGCTAATAACGGCTTCGTCTTCCTCAGGAGCTGCCTCAAGTAATAAAATCTTGTGAGAATTGTCTACCCCCTTGGATTCATTGAGATATTCTTTGAGATTATTCATGCCTTCCTCTGAAAGCACACCACCTTCAACAATCACTGCCATGGGGATATGTCTTCCGTTTTCAAAATAATAGTAATTGATCAGTTCTGATTTCCTGCTTCCCAAAACAGATAAGAGGTTTCCCATGTATCTTGGAATGCCATAGGGTGTTCCGGGAGCGTCTATCTTGAAAGCGATTATCTCAGTGGCCTTTTTATCGTATGGGTATTTCCCGTATTCGCCTGTCTCATAATGCAGGTCTCTTGGGTCTCCAAAATCCTTGAAATAGACCTTTTGATTCAGACTGTTTATTTGGGCAAACTTAAAAAACCTCCGCTTTTGCGTGATGTGCTTAGGGCCGTAAGGCGTTCTGACTACGCGCGTATGAATAACAGCCGTTGGTTTTAAAAATCTCATGGTTACAGGAGGAATATGCGAAAACCCAACGATTTCATCAAGTGGGTTTCTAATGACCTCCAGATAACCGGTCCCTGTTCTTTCTCTGTCTTCTAAGGCCTTTTGAAGGTTTTTGATGAGATTGTTTTCTGCTGAGTAGTCAAACAGCAGCTCTATGCTCTTCTTTTCTTCCAAGGCTTCTGGGTTTTCTTTTTCCTTCTCGGCCAAACCATCGGCCAATCTTAAACGCCAAGTCGTGATCACGTTATTCTTATACGCTCTGATACACTGGGGAAGGATGTTTGATTCTTCCACGAATGTCTCAAGTATCAGCGCATCGTATTTGGGTGTATAGACTTTATCCACCCCAAAATAACTGATAAACGGATCATCGATTTTTTTAGACTCGATGGGTGTTTCCCGTTTAACGATATTTACCTTTATTTCCTTATTTTTATTCATAATTTATGCCCCTTTGGTCTCTTTTTCTTTCCGGGTAATTTGAAGAGGATATCACCGATATAGGAAACGGTATCGACTACATCATCATTTGCCCCGTTCGGAAATGAAGTTAATTGTTCTTCCAAGACATCCTTGTTGGGAATACTTCTGACAATATAGACCTTTCTATTTTCAAAATGAGGTGTTATTCTCATGGCGCGGGTAACTTTATCCCCCGATGGTTTCAGTTCTAAAACGGGTATGGCGGTATTCGCCGTCAGCCATTGTGGTAAAGCTGCCTGATACTGCACGGATTCTATTCCAATTCGTAATGGTTTCCATTTGTTGTGATAATGGGTAACGATCTTTACCTGTTCAGGATACAAGATATGATCCACGTAAAGATCCAACAGATAAACATTTTTTTGTTGGTCTATTCCGAATGTCAGCAGGGCAAAATAATCAGCCGTAT